AACAATTGTTTGTCCTTTGTTTACAACGATAACAGCTGCGCTTGAAAGAGCAGATATTGAGGAAAAGCTTGTACTTGTTAAATCGCTCCAACTAAAAAGAGTACCATTTAAAAGATTTTGATAATCTTGTTGAGTAATGTTAAACTGAGTAGGTTTGCCTAGTAAATAAGTACCAGCACTAACATTCATGGTATTAGAAAGACCGCCTGTTGAACTGATCGTACTAATAACAGTACTTGTAAAGATATCACCTGGATCATCTAAACCTGCTACAACAGAAGTCGACACAGCAGCTACAAATGTTCTGTTTTGCTGTGCAGAAAGAATAAAATTAATACCTGAAGTTAAACTAGTAGCAAGCGTCACACCTGCAGAAAGGTTTATCTGTGATGCGATTTTTTCCCTGATAAGCGTTATTGTCGATTGGGGATCTGATACGATAGGTATCGTCCAAGTATTTAGCGCTGCAGTACTTGTGTTGTTCAATCCACGAGCTGGAGCTACACCATCAATAGCAAAGTTGATTGTTACGATACGTCCATTGGAGAGAGGGATATCAAAAGCAGCACCGGAAAGTGCCGCTGCGCGAACTTCAGGGGCGAAGTTTAACGCGACACTGACACCACTTATCATCGTTGTAGTAGCGTGGTTAGAGATAACTTGTGCTGGATAAGCAAGAAGCGAAATAGCACTGCCAAAACCTTCGCCAGTACCAGGACCGTAAGGTAATCTATTTACGAGTAAGGATGCAGTAGAATTGAATGTTGCTTTTACAGTTTGATAAAAGTATCTCTCCGCTGGAGTTTTTGGTGTACCGTAAATTTGCTCAAATTCACTTAAGCTTGATACCGCTAAAACCTCATCTATCGGACCTTGATCTGTGTAACCTGTAACATATACTGTTGTGCCTGCGGGTGTAGGTACTCTAAGAGAAAGATCAACTTCTCCTATTTCAACACCGGGTGAATTAATTGTACGTCTAGCCATACAATTATTTATACATTTGAGGGGGAACTTTTAGTTTAAAAGCATAGTATGCATCTGTGAGTATACGAAAGTAAAGGACGATTCAATCTCACCAGCCTCCCTATAACTAAAGTTAATACCTCCTATTTCAGTGGGGAAGGCTTTTGTGTATGTAAATCTTATTTTTTCGTTATTATATTCATCAAGACCATATACTGTTAAGTCAGTTTGATAGTCTTTAAATACATCATCATCAATTAGATTATCAGCATCAAATAAACCTGTATACTCATTATGTAGTAGATCGAGCCACTTATATATTACCCAGTAATTATTATACTCATTATCAATTGTAAAATTAATTGTTACAGGTGGATATGGACTTTTACTGTGTGTTGAATTATACAGTGTACTACCAGAATATCGTATCTCAAGTGCAGGTACCGTTATTGCTGGCACTACAGTACCGTAAATAGAAAACTGTAGTGAGTCTTGCATCACGGTAGCGTTTTTTCTATCTTGATGCCTATTAATCTTTTTTAACGAGTTAGGTAGTTGAAAGACAAGCTTAAACTTATCAACACGTGATTTATTAAGAACTGATTGCTGATATAAATTAGTGGCCATATGGTTTCCATCCTTCTGCTGCTAGTGTTTCCATTTCTGAGAGTTGCTCTGAGTATCCCATACCAAAAACAATTGGCGTCATGTATGGATTATTTAAGCCTACCACTTCAAAATCGTTATATATAGATGTAGCGTTCTCGAATGTAGCAACACCAAAATCCATAGGTTCAATAGACATTGGCTTACCGTGATCATCTAATTCAAGTATATCAAAGTATCGCTCTGTTATTTCCTTCTCTAAGATGTACAGCGCATACATAAATGACATAACTCTATCGTCATGATAGCCGCTTTTTGCTTTCCATGTGCCGTTAGAATGCCTTACAAAGTCACGCATTTCTTTAAGTGTATTAAGATCTTGTATAGTAACAGATCGTACCTCGTTAACAAAATACCGCATATTCATAACACCTTTATATTTGGTGTTAGTATGAGCTATCATACCCATTTGTGGCCTATTTCTTAGAGCGGCTTTAGCTCCATACGATACAACTTTTTCGTAACCTACATCGAATGCAAGTCTATCAACAACTTGTGCTCCGCAGTTATTACGTTCGATAAGAGCCAATGGTGAACCCCAGTTTAACAGTATAGTATGCACTTTATTAGCAAACTCTAGAGGTGGTATATTTCTATTGTGATATACAGCAACTTGCTTAATATCTTTTATATCTGTAATATCTAGTATTTGTATAACAGAAGCATCCGCACCCACTCCCTCAGATACATCGACACCTGCTACATATACTCTTGACGGATCAGGTTCATTCCAAATTTTATAGTTACCGTCATCTAGTATAATCTTAGGCTCTATACACAGTAATTGCATTTGCGCAAAAAGCTCACTATCAATAGAAGATTCGCCTGATTCAAGGAATACTGTTTCATATTCTTGTAAAAACGATTCTATCGATCCCATAGATTTTATTTCATTTTGCTTCCAGGTTTCATCCCGACCAGGTATATCATACCACCTGACCCGCTCGTATACAAATCCATTTTCACCCTTTTCTGCTCCATCAAACAGCTTATAGAATAAGTTACCAGTACCGTTTGGCGTGGAAGCAATCAGAACTTTTGCGGTTGATGATCGCGATATTGTTGGATATACGGACCGCCAAAAATCATCTAAGATTGAAGCGGGCTCGATGAAGGCTAATTCGTCAAGCAAAAGAGTCGTGATTGTCATACCCCGCGCAGCTGATCCTGTAGTAGTAGAGATAGATATTCGAGAACCATTATCAAATTCGCAAGCTGTAGTAGCAAACGATATGACACCGGGTTTAAGCCACTCAGGTAGCTCTTCATATGCTAGCTTTATACGTCTAAAAACTTCAATAGCAGTAGCTTCCTTGTTAGCAACAATCACTATATTTTGATAGTCATTAAAACACGCAACCCATAGTGCATAGATAGTTAGCAGAGTCGTCTTGCCACATTGTCGACTAGCTAATAATATTACTTTATTATTATCTCTCAGCGTCCTTAAAATTTGCTTTTGATAAGGAAAGAGCTTAATAACCTGCTTTTTACCTTTTTCAGGATTTATAATATAAAAAAAGTTCTCTGCAAAGTGAAGTAAGTTTTGCTTACTCTTTGCCATATCCTTTAACATCCATGGCTCGTAAGCAATCTGCGCCTCAGCAGCAGGTAAATTTGGATTTCCGAGATAGTATTTTGTTTTATTTGTATCTTTAGTCATCTTTATATAAATATATATATGGCAAAACCAAAGAATGACTTCACATCTATCGGAAATTTATACGGTAGTATGTTAAACGGTATTAAACACAAGCTTGTTTCAGAAGGCAAGATCGGACCTAAAGCAGGCGAAATCGGCGAAGCACCTTTGGTTAAAGGAGGACCACAGACAACGGCTGGTTATATGCCTGCTAAGATCGATAAGAAGACAATGTCTAAAAAAGATCTTAGTGATAATCTTTATAAAATTGACGATCTTTCATACGATGAAGACGAAGAAACTAAGAAGGCACCTAAAAAAGCCATGCGTAAGAAGATTAACCATAGTAAATCTAAAGCGGTAGCTACAAAAGACGACGGAGAACTAGTAAAAGAAAGTGGAAAAATCGCTAAGGAGAGACTAAATAACTTTATGAGAAGAAAATCGATTTTTGATAAACTTTACGAAAACGTTATGCAACCTGGTGGCGCTCCTAGTGGCCCTGAAAGCGGTGAAATGGATGATTCCCAAGAACTTGATGCTCTCGGCATTGAGGGTGAAGGTGATGAGTTTGGTGATGAAGGTGAAGTAACCTTTACACTTGATCGCGCTACAGCTGAAAAACTTCTTGATGTTCTTAATTCTGCTATGGGACCTGATTCTGAAGAGGATATGATGGGCGACGATGAGTTTAGCGATACAGAAGACATGGGTGAAATGGGTGATGAAGATGAAGAAGGCTTCTGGGACGAAGACGAAGAAGAGCTTGGCGGTGCTAAGAATCTTTCGACTGAAGTCAACTACGGCAAAAATAACAAAGTCGGTAATCTTAAAACACAATCTGGCGGAGCTAATTCAGCATATACTGATAAAGTAGGTAATGACGGTGATCATGGTCACGCATTACACGGTGCTAAGCAACCCAATATAGGTAAAAGTAATAAGGTCAGCAAGCTCAAGACTGGTAAGTCCTTATTCGAACAATAATCAAACAATAATAATTAGAAAAGCCCTGTAGTTTACCACTACAGGGCTTTTTTTGTATAAATATTAACATGGTAACGTTTAGGGAGTACTTACTCGAATATGTAAAAGATAAAGACAAATCTTTATTTTTTGGAATATCAAAGATGAAGCATGGTAATAACGGTAAAGATTGGAATAATCCCCACGGACGTAAGCACATCAACACTGTACCTATAGAGTATAACCATAAGCATCCGATTATAAATAGTATATGTCAGGGTAAAGCAGATAATATACAGGTCACAGGGGCAAATCTTAATAACATATTAAATCTTTATAATATGGTATTTGAAGTGGGTCTTAAGACAATAGGTAATTCTGATGTTGAGATAGAAATGTTTGAAGATGAGGAAAGCAGACAGTTTGGCAAACTAAGAAATAAAAAGAAGGTACAACCAAATGGCCTGTAATACTACACGATTAAGCTGCACGCCAGCGAATACTTTTATAG